ATCCGCGTCCAGGGATCGAAGGAATATATCCGCTTCTACCGCCGCGCCCGGCCGACCGACAAATGGTCGGCCATCACCATCGATCTAGCCAGCGCCACCTCGCCGGCGCCGGCTGCAGCGGAGCAAGCGGCATGAGTGCCCCTGACCTGATCGAACAGCCCGCCACCAGCGTCGTCGATTACCAGGGCGCCGCGGCGATCCGCACCGAGGTCATGCGCGGAGATCCCGGCCGAGGTGGTGGGGCCCATGTTGAGTTTCTGACATTTCCGGATCTGGTCGAGGGCCTGCGCATCGCTCTCGAGTTGGCGCAATTATGCCAGGGCCGGATCAAAAAAGCGGAGGCATGATCGATGTCCCGACAAGCCATGACCCGAGAACAGAAACTGGAGAAGGCGCTGATCGATCTGACGATCAGCTCGGCCGTGTTTGCTGAGGGTCATGGCATGTCCAGGCCGCGCGAGCATCTGCGCGCCTCGATTCACAACGCGGCCGAGGCGCTCAAATACCAGCCCTGCGCCCGCGACGCCGTCGCGGATCTGCGCACCCTGGCCGAGCAGGCCGACGCCGAACGCCGCAACCAGGTTGACCACTTCACGCCAATGGGGCCCGCATCATGAAAACATTTCCGTTTCTGCATTGCGCCGTTTGCCCGAAGGCGCTGCGCCTCGCCACCGATCAGGCACCCGCCGCCATGCCGTGCCCGGTTCGCGAAACGCAGGGCCTTTGGGGCTGGCCGTGCACGCCTTCTCAGGCCGACTTCATGCCACCGCTCACCCGTGAGGAGACCGCCCATGCCCGCCGCAGCTAAAGCGAAGAAATCGGTCAGCCCGGTTCGACGCGCCCTGATCGCCAAGGTCCAGATCGCCCGCAAGCAGCTAGGGCTTGAGGACGACGACTGGCGTGCGATGCTCGATAGCCTCTATCAGAAAAATTCGTCGGCCAACCTCTCGCCGTCGCAGCTGACCGACCTGGTCGAGCACCTCAAGAAACAGGGTTTCAAGGACCGCCCGCGTAAAGCCAGACCCGCCACCGTCGCACCTGACGGCAGCCGCGATGCAGACCGTGAACGGCTGCTCGGCAAGATCCGCGCATTGTGGATCTCGCTCTATCATTTGGGCGTTCTCAGAGATCCCTCAGAGACCGCTTTGACGGCGATGGCAAAACGGGTCAGTGGCGGCAAGGATCGGGGCATCGCCGCGCTCGCCTGGCTCAACGGAAAGGCAGCGTACCAGCTGATTGAGGCCCTGAAGAAGATGGCCGAACGTGAGGCCGGGGTCTGCTGGGAAGCGCACCGCATCGCCACCACGGCCGGCATTGTTCTCATTTACCGGCCGCGCGTCCGCGTGCTCGAGGCGCAGTGGCGCCTGATGACAGAACTCCGGTTGGCCAAGGTCGCCAACGTGGCCGGCCTGGCTGCCTACGCCTGCCGCCTCGCCGGTGAGGGTGCGCACATGGGGCACGACCAGCTGAGCGAAGAACAGCAGGATATGGTGATCGCCAAACTCGGTGAACAGATCCGCGACCGCCTCGCGGATCTCGGCTTCGATTCCGTCCAGGCATGGCGAAAGGCAAAGTCATGAGCAGCATGTCCGCCCGCACCTTCACCCTGTGGCGCTGTAATTGCGGCCTGCACGCCTTCAACCGCGCCGCCGAGCAGGGCATCCCGATTTCCTATCAGGAGATCGAGCGCCTGAATGCCTGGATCGAGCGCGCCCGCCCGGCCTTCGAGATCGACGGCCGCACCCGCTTCCGCGTCAACGTCCACCGCGGCAATGGCCAGCGCATCCGCGTCATCTACGACACCGCCCTCGCCACCGTCGTTACGGTGATGGCGAAAACCTCGTATTCTCCGGAAAGGGAAAACGCTCATGGTTGAGAAAAATGTGGCCAAGAACGCACTCGGGCCGAAGCCACGGCTTAAGTTTCATCCGCCGTCCAATCTGGTCATTGATCCCCGGTATCAGCGATCCATCACGCAGGGGACGGGAAAGCGTCTGATCAAGCGCATCGTCAGTGATTTTTACTGGCCGTTCTTCGGCGTGATCGTTGCAACGGACAACGGTGATGGCACCTATTGCGTGATCGACGGGCAGCACCGGGCCGAAGCGGCGAGACAACATCCGGACGTGCATTCGGTGCCGGTCATGGTGATTGATGAAATGACCCTCGCGGAACAGGCCAGGGCTTTCGTCGAGATCAACCAGAACCGCGTGCGCCTCAACGCGTTGCAGATACATCGCGCTGCCGTGCGGGCCGGAGATCCGTCTGCCGTCGAGATCGACAAGATCGCAACGTCCTGCGGCGTCGAGATCCCGGCGAACAACATATCCTCCGCCGAGATCAAGCCGGGCCAAACCCTGTCTATTAAATCACTGATCAATATTTATGAAACCTTCGGTCCGGATCGTCTCAAGGCGACCCTGCAAACAATTATGAATGCATACGGCGATACGACCGGCGATCTCAGGGCGCAGATATTCCAGGCCGTCGCTATCGCCCTGGGCGATCGTCCTGATGCTTCAGAAGATATATCCGGAGCGCTGGCAACAAGTGATGCGGTCTCATGGATTGAGCGCGCCAGATCGGAAGGGAAGATATCCGGGATCAGCACAGCGTCGTGCCTGGCTCAGCTTTTAGTCCGACCCGTAAAATCTGCTCAGAAGGCAGCCGGATGACCACACCGCTGCCACACGGACTGCAGGTGATCGCCGAGGCGGCCGGAGTCGAGGTCGCGCTGGAGATCGCTTTGGCGCGTGGCGGATCTCGCCTGACGATTCCGCAGAAAGCCGAGGGATCGATCCTTGTCGACCTCGTCGGTATTGACGCGGCGCGCAAGATCGTCAATGACTTGTCCGGTGAGCGCATCGAGATCCCGTCCGGCAAACGCCTGTTGTCAGACTGGTTGCGCGACAAGGGCTGGTCGCAGGAGCGCCGGGCCATGAAGCTGAGGACGTCACGCCGCACGGTCCAGTATTGGGATTCCGGCAACGTTCCGTCCCTCCAGACCGACCTTTTCGACAAGTCCGCCTGATCCCCGCCCAAGCCTGCGGGCGCAACCTTGCGCCCTGATATTTCCCTGACCTATCGCGCACGATCGCGCAATGAAACCGAACCAGACCCACGGTCCCGATGGTACCGCCGGCAGCCTGCAAAGCGCCGGCGTTTCTGCCGTTCTCGACATGGCCTTCGAGTGGGTTTACCTGCACGAAAAAGGCTTCTCGGATAATCCGGCCGATCCGGGCGGCCCCACCAATTTCGGCGTCTCGCTGCGCCATGCCCGCGCCATCGGTTCGGTCGTGAACGGCGATCTGCTCGATCTCGACCTCGACGACGACGGCGACATCGATGCCGATGATATCCGCCTGATGACGAAAGAGGACGGCAAGCGGGTCTTCATTCATCACTGGCAGACCTACAAATTCGACGCCGTCACGCATCCGCAGATCGCCATCAAGTTTGTCGACCTCTCGTATCCGATGGGTTACGGCGGTGCCAGCCGTGTCGTGCAGCGAGCATTGCGCGCCTGCCGCTATGACGTGATCGAAGACGGCTTTGTCGGGCCTAATTCAAGACGCGTTCTCAATGAGGCCGCCGAATGGAATGCCGCCGCCCTGATGGCGTCGATCTGTTCCGAGGCCGCCGGTTATTTCCGTTCCCTCAAGTCCTCTGATTTTGAAACCGGTTGGCTCACCAGAGCCTACCAATGGCCATAAGGAGCCTGACGATGAAGAACCGTAAACTCTCTCTCTTTGCCATCACCGCGGTTATCGGTGTGGTTCTGCTTTCCGCCTGTTCAATGCTCGGCAAAGCCGCCGACAAGGAGCTCGGCGTCGCCTGCACCGACCAGATCCGATACGTCCGCGACTCACTGCTGACCGATATGCTCGCCAAGCATTATGGCGAGGAGTTCCCGGCACTGATCGGACAGCTACGCGCCAAAAACGCATTGATGCTTCAGGCCGTCGCTGCCGGTGCCGGTGTCGACGCCGCCGGTGACAGTTACCGCGCCCAGTTCGTTGTCTTTGCCGGCGCCCTGTTGGCCAAGCGCGGCATCAATGTCGCACTCGGCGGCTACAAGGAAAGCGTCGAACGCCTCAAGGTGTTGCCGGAACTGATCGCCGACATCAACGAGATCGAGGCCAGGGTGCAGATCGCCTGCGCCAAGGTGCCCAAATAGGGCTGCCGGCATGAGTTTTGTTCAAGACCCGGATGCAATGACTGGCGGGCGCGCTGAGTGCCCGCCGGTTGCTGCCGACATCGTCTATCAGCGGTTATCCGCCCTCGCCTACGAGCATGAGCAGATAGCCCGCTACAGGGTCGCCGAGCTCGGCTACAAATTCATTGAGCATATTCACGACGAGACCACCGGCGCCGACGCCATTGTCGTCTGCAGTGACTTCGAAGTCGTGGTCGCCTTCCGCGGCACGCAGAAAAACTATGCCGACATCATCACCGATCTGAAATTCAAAAAAACAAACTTCATGAATTCGGGCACTGGCAAGGAACTGCTGGTACACCGCGGCTTTGACGAGCAGTGGTCGGCAATCCGCAAGCGCGTCTTCATGGTTATCAATGCCGCCGCAGCCGGCAGGCGCAGCATAAAGGCAACCGGCCATTCGCTGGGCGGCGCACTGGCCGTGCTCGCGTGCCTCGAATGGCGTCTGATCAATACCTGCATCACCTTCGGTGCGCCCAGGGTCGCAGAGCCGGGTATCGGCCAGGCGATGCGGGAACTCGGCGTTCGTCACCGGCGCTATGTCTACGCCGCCGACATCGTGCCGATCGTGCCGCTGATGACCATGAACTACCGCCACGATTGCCCGCCGATCTATCTGACCCGCGCCGGCCGCGCCATCCGTGATTGCCCGTTGTGGCGTGAAAGCCTCGGCCGCGCCCGCGCCCTGTTGACCGTCAAATGGCGCGCCGGCTGGACCGTATGCCCGGTTCCGGCACGCATGTTCACCGATCATAGGATCGGCGAATACGGCGCCGCGATGGCAAGGACTTCATGGAAATGACGGACACCATGGATCAGGCACAGGGCTTTGAACAGATGCGCCGCGATCAGGCATTAAACGCACGCCGGCGTCAGGCGACCGGTCCTGGGCGCGACGATTGCCTGGACTGCGATGAAAAGATTCCACCGGCGCGCCGCGCTGCACATCCGGCAGCCGAGCGCTGCGAGTTTTGCCAAAGCCAATGGGAGGCCGGGCAATGACGCCTGAGAACAGCATGATTACTCTGTCCGCCATTACGCTCGGCTGGACGGTCTTCTGGTCGATCTTCATCTATCGCCAGGTCAATGGTAATCGATTGAACGAAATCATCGCGGCGCACCATGACAGGATCGTCAAGGTTGAGGCGCAGCTGACCCATCTGCCACACCGCGTCGCCAGCCACGAAGATGTAGGTGAAGTGCATGACCGGGTGTCACAAGGGCGAAAAGAGCTGGGTGTTCAGATCGACACAGTGAGAGCCGATGTCAAAGTCATCGGCGAATACGTCGCCGGCATCGCATCGTCGATCAAGGGCATCGAAGGCAACCTGACACTGCTCAACAAATCTGAATTCCTGATCAACAGAGGCAAAAAATCATGACGGACATTATGCTCGAGAACCGCCGCTGGACGATACTGCGGCTGCTGGCAGGCGCTGGTGGCCATGAATTTTCCGCGCGCATCATCCAGAAGCATCTCGGCGCTCTCAACCGTGCACATGCGAAAGTCAGCCTTGAGCAGATACGCAAGGATCTGCGCTGGCTCGATTCGCAGCTGCTGGTCGAGATCGTTATCGCGGACGAAGAAGTGTTCGCCAAGCTGATTCAGCGCGGTTTAGACGCCGCCATGGGCAACATCAAAGTCGAGGGTGTCGACGAACCGCCTTTAGAGGATTGATCATGGTACAGCAGTCCAAGGTCAAATTGCTGCTCACGGCAACGCAGCTGCGCGAAGTGAAAAAGCTCATCGAAACCGGCAAGGCGACAATCGATGATCTGAAGGCTATCGTCGACGGCTTCGGTCACGATATCTCCCGCTCTTCGCTCGGCCGCTACAAGCAGCAGGTTGACCGCATGGGTGAGCGCATGCGCCGGTTGCGTGAGTATAGCGAAGTCCTGGCACCCGAAATGAGCGACGCCATCAAACAGAGCAAGCAGACCCGGATGCTGGTCGACTTGGTTCAGGGTCTGTTGTTTGATCTTGTCGATAAATTGGAGACCGGAGAAGGAGCCGACAGCAAGGATATAGCACTGCTCGGCAAAGGCCTCGCGGATCTGAGCCGCACGCTCCGCCTGAGCCAAGAATTTGAAAAAGAAATCCGCGAAACCATCGCCAAAGAGGAACGCGAGAAGGCCGCCGACGCTGCCGGCGAGCGCATGACAGAAGCCGGCCTAAGTGCTGACCAGGTAAAATTCTGGCGAGAAGAGTTTCTCGGTGTCCGCAAGTCGAAGGATGAGGATAAATCGGGATGAGCGAAGACCGCGTTCTGCGGACAGTCAGCACGCCTTTCCGGAAGGTTGATCGATTTGAACTACCGGAGACCGTCCTATCAATTCCAGAAGACCTCAATCCCCTCGCTGAGGGGATATTCATGGCGCACCAAAGCGCCTGGGTAGCAGACGATGCACCTTTAAAGCTCAATGAAAAAGGTCGGCGTACGGGGATCACCTGGGCCGAGGCACAAGACGATACGCTGATCGCTGCCGCGTCTCGCGGTGCGGGCGGCGATAATGTCTTCTATATCGGCGACACCAAGGAAAAGGGCCTTGAGTTCATAGGCTACTGCGCGCACTTCGCAAAGTTCATTGAAGGCAATATTGCCGATATATGGGAAGGCGAAACCGAGGTCGAATACGTAGAGAATGGACAACGTGTCGTCGAACGCCTGGCCAGTTACACAATACGATTTGCGTCCGGTTACAGGATATCGGCACTGGCATCACGCCCCGCTGTGATCCGTGGTCTGCAGGGTGTCGTCGTAATAGACGAGGCCGCGTACCACAACAACGTTAAGGCGGTGATCGATGCTTGTAACGCGCTGCTGATCTGGGGCGGCCGCATCCGCATCATCTCGACGCATAATGGCGTTTTGAATGCCTTCAACGAGCTGGTCAAAGAGATCCGCGAAGGGAAGTGGGAATATTCGCTTCACCGTGTCACCTTCGATGACGCCGTAGCAAACGGACTTTATGAACGGGTTTGTCTGGTCAAGGGATGGAAGCCGACGCCAGAGGCCAAACAAAAATGGTATAATAAAATTCGCGCCACCTATGGCACGCGTCTTGATGTCATGCGTCAGGAGCTGGATGCAATCCCGCTTGAGGGCGGCGGCACCATGCTTCCGATAGCCTGGATCGAGGCCTGTATGACCTCGGACTACAAGCTGATCCAATGGGAGAATCCGGCCGAAGATTTCGTCGATTGGCCGAAGCCGGCTCGTCAGGCGGAAATGGAGCTGTGGCTTCGTGACAATATCTTGCCTCTGATTGAAAAGCTGCCAGCCGCCTCTTACGGCATCGGAGGCGATTTCGCTCTCCGGGTTGACCGAGCCGATTACGCTGTAGGCTACGTAGGCCCCGGCATGATTTTGAACGTGCCGTTTATTGTGGAATTTCGGGCATGCCCGTATGACCAGCAAAAACAGGCTCTTGTATTCATCGGCAAAAACTTACCCAGGCTAAGCCGCATGGTGCTCGATGCGGGCGGCAACGGTATGGTCCTTGCTCAGGAAATGCGTCAGGAGTTCGGCGCAAACCGGGTTGACGAACTGATGGCAACGGATGCCTGGTATCGTGAATTCTCGCCTAAATTTCGCGAACGCTTTGAGAGCAAAACTTTTCTCATCCCAAAGCATCCCGACGTAACATCTGATCTCAAACAGTTTCAGATGTCGCCGACCGGTGTTTGGAAAATTCCAAGCAATGTGAGGACCACCGGATCTGACGGCAAAAACCGTCATGCCGATTCCGGCATCGCATTAATCAATCTCGATGCCGCTATGGATGGTCCGCCTCGCGAATACGACTACACACCGGCGAAGATCCCCGGCCGCACCGCGCCGGCGGAAAATTGGCGGATGCGAATGACTGATGATGACGGCGACTATAAAGACGTCGCATGGAACAAAGGAGCCTTCTGATGCTGTATGATCAGTTCAACCGCCCGATCGATATGAACAAGCTCAAAGATGAGCAGGCGGGTCCGGAAATGATGGGCGTGCGCAGCGCCTGGTCAACCCACCCGTCTGAAGGCCTGACACCGGTGCGCCTGGCTGAGTTGCTCCGTGAATCCGAAAACGGTGACCCGGCCAACTATCTGGCGCTGGCCGAAGATATGGAAGAAAAGGATCTGCATTATCAGGCCGTGCTCGGTACCCGCAAGCGGGCCGTCTCGCAGTTGCAAATCACCGTCGAGCCGGCAGACGATAGCGCCGAGGCGGAAAAGGACGCCGACCTGGTCCGCAGTTTTGTGCGCCGTGAAGTGCTGCAAGATGAGCTGTTCGATATTCTCGACGCTATCGGCAAAGGTTTCTCGATCACCGAGATCTTGTGGGAGACCAGCGAAAAGCAGTGGATGCCGCTGGAGCTGCGCTGGGTCGATCCCCGGCACATTGATTTCGATCGCACCGATCGGCGCACGCCGCTTCTGAAATCGGCCGGCGGACCGATACCACTGGCGCCGTTCAAGTTTATTCGCGCCGAAATGAAAGCAAAGTCCGGCTTGCCGATCCGCGGCGGCATCGCCAGAGGCGTCGCCTGGGCATATCTGTTCAAGAATTTCGATATCAAGGCCTGGGTGCAGTTCGCCGAGATCTACGGCCAGCCGCTGCGCGTCGGCAAATACGGTCCGGACGCCACCGACGAAGACCGTCGCAAGCTGCTACGCGCCGTCTCCAACATCGGCACCGATGCTGCTGCGATCATCCCGGAAAGCATGCTGCTCGAATTCGTCAAGGCCGATCAGAAGGCGTCGGCCGATATGTATCTGCAGCTCGCCGAGTTTATGGAACGCCAGGTCTCCAAGGCAGTCCTCGGTCAAACCACGACCACCGACGCGATCTCCGACGGGCATGCTGTTGCCAAGGAACACAACGAAGTCCGCGGCGACATCGAGCAGGCCGACGCCAATCAGCTGGGCGCGATCCTCAAGCGCGACGTCGCCAAGCCGCTGGTCGATCTCAACCATGGCCCGCGCCGCGCCTATCCATCAATCACCATCGGCCGCGCCGAGCAGCTTGATCAGAAACAGTACGCCGAGAACATCGAGCGACTGGCCAAGGTCGGCATGCCGATCTCGATCTCCGACGTTCGCGACAAGATGAGCCTGAAGGCACCGGAAGGCGTTGAGGACACGCTCAGCGTTCCGGCCTCTGCTGCAACGGTACCGACCGATACACCGGCCGCTGCCCCGGCGCTGGCCAGGGCCAGCGACCAACAGGGCACCGACGCCATACAGGATCTTCTGACAGAACTCGCTGCAAGTGATGAATTCGCCGAAGTTATGTATCCGATCATCGGTCCGATCGACGAGCTCGCCGCCCGCGCCACAAGCTATCAGGAGTTTACCGAAGGCTTGGCCGCGTTGCTTCGGGATATGGACCCGACCGTCGCCGCCGAGGCGATAGCCAAGGCACGCTTCGCCGGTCGCCTTGCCGGTGAGGTCGGCGCCGATATCGGCAACGAAGAATAACCCCGATGCCAGCACCGGTCCTTAAATCACTGCCGCCGAAAGAGGCCGTCGAATTCTTTCGCAAAAAAGGCTATGCGATCGGCTTCAACTGGCGCGACGTCTGGAAGGAAGAACACGCGGCCGCCTTCACCGTTGCCAAGGCCATGCGCATCGACATTCTCGAAGATATCCGCGCCGCCACCGATCTTGCTCTCTCCAAGGGCATCGCCTTCGGAGAATTCAAGAAACAGCTGGCACCGGTCCTGCAGGCCAAGGGCTGGTGGGGCAGAAAGGAGATCGTCGATCCCCAGGACGGCAAGCTGAAGCCGGCAACGCTGGGATCCAATCGCCGCCTGCGCACGATCTATGATACCAACATGCGGATGGCGCATGCCGCCGGTCGCTGGGAAAACATCGAGCGCCTGAAATCACGTCGGCCTTATCTGCGCTATATCGCCGTGCTTGATGAACGAACCCGGCAAACGCACCGCGCCTGGCACGGCACCGTATTGCCGGCGGATCATGATTTCTGGGATACCCATTATCCGCCGAACGGCTGGCGTTGCCGCTGTACGGTGCAGCAGCTCTCCGA